GTCTGCCGGTGGTTAATGCCACCGGTCATCTATATGACACCGAAGTGCCAGCAGAGAATGACCCTCTGCCATGATCCTGGGGGCGACAACTTGGCAAGTGGGTAGATGTATACCCGAGGTTAGCTTTTAACTAGATAAATCCCCTCTTTTACTTCCGAGTTTCTCTCATAGCCGTTGTCAAACACATGAGAGTTTGGGTGCCTTTGTGGCTTTTATTTTTTGCTTTTATTCTTTAAGAAAAGAATCAGCGATTTCGATGAGGTTTGAGATAATTCTTGATGGTGCTTCGAGTTACCCTCATCTGAATGTAGAATTTTTACTATCCGAGAACATCGTCATACATGTTGGTGAAGATCTCCTGTTGTCTGTTCAATCGGATAGGTCGCAAAACGAAAGGCTTGATTGGATAGTGGGCCGGATTTTATTATTTTGCGACAGGTTTCTCGGGTGTGTCGATTTTGTTCTACCAGAGGACGCCGAGAATGGTTGAGAAAGTTATTCCGCATTGGTAGTCGACCTAGCGTTCGCAGCTATAATCACCTCCAATGAGATTAACTGATTGGTATGCTCGTGTATCAATCATAGCCTTGATGTGCTATGGAGTGATAATGGCTAGATTAACTTCTTTTTTCTCCATGTTGGAAACACGAATAGAAAGAAGATCCTCCATTTTCCGAGAGATATGCTAAGCTTTGATACACTCAAAGATAGCACGAGCATGAAGAGAAGGCTTACTTAACAACATTTGATTCTTTTTGGTATAGTACAATTTTGTTGTTAAAGCCTTGAAAGCATTGCGGTGCATGGAAAAGTCCTGAGCCGAAGTACCGCTTGTCCATTTGGAACAGAAATCGATTTGGTACCAAGGAGAAAGGAGGACTTATTTGACACACTGACCGAGGCCAACGTATCTTCCAGCAGGGTTAGCGACTTTGTTGGAACGGCAAGTCAGAGCTGAGATTGATTACTTGATTTGGTTTGCGAGCTCGGGAGCACACAAAATAACCACGTCATCACCAGCAACTCGAACTTTGATGTTTGGATTGTTCCAAGGTCGATCGATTCCACTCATGTAGATGTAGTAGTAAGCATAACATATTGAGCGGAGAGTGTTACCCAAAGTGGTTTTTGTAGGATGTCCAGAGAATGTAGTTCCATTGATTTTATTGTAGATGTAATTCTCCATAACATATTACAAATCCCGACCTTGAGACTCGTTCGACCAGTCGCGGAGCCAACATTACTTCACATCGTCAGGCCATTAGTGACTCTTGCCGATGTTAGGAATGAATGTGAAGCAGTAGTTTACGTTCGAAGTGGTTGCTCGAATGAATGATTTGATGAACGTCTACTTGTTGGCGAGAGTGAGAGAGGGATAAAGTCGTCGACAATCTTCGAAAAACCGCTAGAAAATCGGTTGGAGCAAGATCATGAAGATGTTTTAGACGATATCCATCAAGGCAGC